CAATGAATTCCAATCTTTCATTTGGTGAGTAATCTTTTGAATCCCAAGCATCTTCTTTTGTATAAACAGTATCCATACAATCTGCGATTAACTGAAATGTTTTATCAACTGTGGTTTGTGATTCTTCCTTCGTATCAAAGTTAGTTTCAATAAATTGATTCAAAGATGGATACTTCATGCGAAGAGTCATATCTTTATCAAGAGTTATATCTTTCACATGTTCTTTTGATTTGATAACCTTAATTTCATCAACGTAAACTGTAACGTCAACCTCAGTCTTTCTATCATCTGGACAAGTCACAATCATATTAATATCTTCACCGATTGACTTTGCACGAATATTCAAAAACAAATATTCAATATCAAATGTAGGTAAATCATCAATTTTGATTCCTCTTGTGATGACACATTTTTTTAGAACATCTTTAACAGCATTTGTAATTTGATTTTGATCTCTAGTTTCAAGTGCTAGAATTAATATTTTCTCTTCCTTAACAAGAAAGGGTCGATATTTAATTTTTTTACCTGTTGATGGTAAATTCAACTCATAAGTTGGAGTCGTGATTGTTGGTAATGGCATAATAAATTAATTTTTGGTTATTTAGCGACCTCTTCTAGCTTTTTTTCTGTTTTTCCATTTTTCAGTGTATTCTCTACCCTTAATATAATCATCCAGTCGTTTTTGACCCTCTACTGATAGTGGATAAGAATTTCCTACATCATAAGAATCCTTTAGTGCATTCGCAGCAGCCTGTTCTTTACTTGAAAGTAAATTAAAGTAAGTTGATTCAACAGCTTGATTAGTATCAAGGTAATTAAATGTGGTAAAGAAACGATCATAAGCAAATTGTACACTACATCTTAACACATTTGTGTCACCATAGGCAACTCTCATCGATGTCATATTAGTTGGCCAGACATTCACGAACTCATATGATGTTAATCTTGTTGTTGATTCTCTTGGTAACTTTGGAGGTGTTGTTTTAACTGGTAATTCATCAAGAAAAGTATCTCTTTCAAATTTTGTAATGTGCAAAATTTCTTTGTAATCCTCTGGATAATTAAAACGACCATATGCATTTACCTTTCTTTTAGCATTTTTACCCCCTGTAATGGGATTAATATAAGTCATCCAAGATTCAAACACTTCTAAAATTACATGATCAGCATCAACATAAAAAGTTAAATTAAGAGGAGGAAAAGTTCTAAGATTTGGAAACTCCTCTTGAATACCTTGATGATGACCGACTGCAAGACTTGTTTGAAAGGATGTGCCTGGAATTTCTGCCTCAGCACACATTATTGAAAGTTTTTCACGAAATCCGCCTTGTGCAAATACTCCACGTTTAGCCTCGCCCTCTGATGAATCT